CATTAGATAAAATATTTTCATATCGACTTTCAAACGCAGCAGTTGACACAGTAGGTACAGGGTATACATTACTAGAAAACGCTGGTGCAACGACTTGGACAGATATAAGTGCAAGCCCTGCATGGGATGCTGATTCTGGCGATAATACAGTTTGGGATGAGGGTATAAACGAAGCAGAACAATGGTCATTTGAAACATTTGGAAATTTTGTTGTAGCAGCAAGCGGTGGCAGACAACCTTTAATTAAAAAGAATAATGTTAACTTTAATACTTTTCACGATGACCAAGTAAGCGGTGCAACAATACATACTGTTGGATCTGGATATTCAGAAGGTGACAATCTTACACAATCATCAACAACAGGTAGTGGCTCAGGTTTGACTTGCACAGTAACAGAAGTTTCTGGAAGTAATGGGCTTGTTGCAGTAGAAATTACAAACTTTGGTTCTGGATATGCTAATGGAGAAGTTATCACATTAAGCGGTAGCGGAGGTAAGATACAAGTTACTGTACCAGATATAAGTTATGATGAAGTAAAAATATTTAAAAGACAAGGCCCACATATGCTTGCTTTTAATTATAAAGATGCAAATGGAGACTATCCTACTACTTTTTCTTGGTGTAGCGCAGACGATTTAGACGACTGGGTTGGCAGTGCAACTAATACAGCAGGTAATTTACAGATAAGAGAAGCTACTGGTGAGATACGATGCGTAGCTCAACTAGGTAACAACTTAGCGGTTTACACACAAAATCAAATGTTTGTTGTTTCATACATTGGTCTTCCTAATATATTTGGTTACAAACCTGCGTTAGATGGTGTTGTAGGCGCTGTATCACCTAGCTCTGTTGTTGCTGTAGGAAGAATGAACTACGGATTATCAAGAGATGGCTTCTTTGTTACTGATGGCGCATCTTCTAAAATGATTGGGCGTGACTCAGGAATGAACAGATTTTTTAGAGAAAACGCATCATTTACTGAGCTTGGTCAAGTTTATGCGTTTGACAACTCAAAAGAAAACGAAGTTGTTTGGGGTGTTCCGTTAGGCTCTGCAAAGATCACAAAAGAAATTTACTACAACTACAAGACAAACCAGTGGGGGATGCGGGACTCAAATATATCTGCATACCATGACAGAGGTGTATTTAATGAGGCTTTGTCTGCCGACACAAGCAAGTTTTACTTTGAAGGTACAGTTGCAGCACTAGCTGACCCAGCGGTATTGGCCGAGACTAAAGCGCACGACTTAAACAATGCAGATAGAATCAAAGAAATTACTGCATTGCGTGTAGGCAAAGAAGGAACTGGATCCCCTACTGTTAGCGTAGGCTTTACAGAAACAATAGATGCTACCCCTACTTACTTAGATAAAGATAAATTTACTGTTGATGATACTTTTAAAAGCTTTCCTGTAAGAGCTGCTGGACGATACATACACTTGAAAGTAGAAAGCAGTGACTCTAATGACGATTGGGAATTAACCGATATGGTTATACAGGGTCGGTTTGAGGGTGAAAGATAGATGGCTACACTGCCAGAGGATTATGACCGAGTAGCGCTTGAGGAGGAACTAAGAGATCTTCAGCAAAAGATAGATGATATGAAGACTCTTATTACGTTTATTCCTCTAGCAAATCCGCCTGTAGTAACGAGCAGAGACAAAGGGTTAGTTGCTTACAGCGATGGAACTGTCACATGGGTTGGATCAGGTTCAGAAGGACTGTATAGATATACAGGTAGTGCATGGGTTAAGATAGGTTAAATTAAGAGGAGAGAGGAAATGGATCCAGTTATATCGGATATTAGAAGAGAGTGGACTTGGGTTAAGTACGGCGTTGAGGAAATTATACACAAGTACCCTTGGTTGACGTATAGAGCAGAAGATATATATGCAGCTTGTGTTAACGGGCAAGCAATACTCTATACAACCAGTGAGGCATTTGCAGTTTGTACTGTCGAGGTACATCCTATAACGGCAGAGCAATCCTTCTTAGTGTGGGCTTGTTGGGCGAATGGGAAGGGAAAGAATCTGAATATTATCAAGAACCACTTTGATTTTATTCGTAGAGAGGCAGAAAGATTAGGGTGTGACCGAGTATCGGCTAAGACACCTAATAAGGCATTAGAAAGGGTTTATACAAGAAGCGGCTGGAGATGTGACATGAGAGACTTCAGCATTGACATAGAAGACACAAAAGAGGTTTAAAAATGGGCGGCGGCGGATCAGCACCAGCAAATACAACTCAAACTACTAGACCATTTCCAGCTCAGGAAAAGGCATTAACTCGTTTATTTGGCCTAGCACAAAGCGCATTTGATCAGGGGCCAATGCAATACTTTCCTGGTCAGACGGTTGCGGCACAGTCGCCTAACACTATTGCGGCACAACAAGCAGCACTAGAAGCGGCGGCTCCTCAAGCTGGTTTAGGTATGGCTGGCGCAAGGTCAGTTGCTGCGGCACTTGATCCTCTATCTGCTCAGTCTCAGGCTGTAATGGATCCGTTTATTGCCCGCTTACAAGGTCAGATATTGCCCGGAATAGGTAGCCAAGCTATCCGTCAGGGTGCATTTGGCGGCAGTCGTCAAGCTATTCAAGAACAACAAGCTGCTGAGGCGACCGCAGGAGCCGCTACACAGGCCATGCTGAGAAACCAACTAGCTGCTATGTCTGCTCTCCCAACAGCCCAGAGAGCCCTTCTAGCGCCTTCTCAAACCCTATCATCGGTAGGCGCACAGCAACAAGCTTATGAGCAATCACTTATTGATGCAGCAAGACAGCGTTTTGCCTTTGAACAACAAGCCCCAGAGACAGCACTTGATCGCCTTGCTAGTCGGATTAGTGGCGTTAATTTAGGTCAAATAACTACTGCTAGTGGCGGTGGTGGCGGTACAGACCTTGGCCAGTTAGCAGGTCTTGGTTTGGCTGGTTACGGATTGTTGAAGGGGTAGATTATGGGCGGCGGCGGAAGTAAATCAAAATCAGCTCCAATTCCTAGAGAGATGACTCAGAAAGAAATTGATGAGGCAATGGAAAAGCTTTTTGGCAAAGGCACAAAGAAAAGCAGAGCCGAGGCAGCATTACCTCTTATTTTAGAAAGTATTGAGCAACAACGTATGGCTCAACTACAAAACGTACCGAGCATACAGGGAATAATAGGTCAGTTAATGCAACAAAACCCTACTGTTAGCTCTTCTGCAATGCCTCAAATGGGCATCCTTGGAACTCTATCTGACTTAGGGTTACAGCAATTATCACAAGATAACAGCCTAGCAACACAAGGCATGGGTCAGATAGCATCTGGTCAAACGATGAATCCGACAATATTAAAGGCAAAGGTGTAAGATGGCAGGTGCAGCAGCAATACCAGGATTACTTAAAACAGCAGGCGCAGCAGTTTTAGCTAAGCCCGCTCTAACAGGTGCTGTTTTAGGTGCATTAACTAACAGGCAGGATCCATTAAGAGGTGCTGTGTTAGGCGGCGTTACAGGTGGATTGACAGGCGGTTTTTCTGGCGCTACACCTCCTACACAAATAGCGTCTCAGGCGGCAACTCAAGCGGCAAGTCCTGTTTTGCAGGCAAGAGGGTTAGAAGCGGCTCTTGGCCCGGCTCCTATGTCAACAACAAACAAACTGATTGCGGATGCAGGAATACAAGCTACAGCGCCAACAGGATTATCTAAAGTTCTAGCCGTAGCTAAAGACAAGCCTATGGAGACAGCTAGATTTGTATCAGCGTTAGGTGGCGGTGAACAACAACAAGCACCAGCACCATCTATGATTCCTCTGACTCAGCCTGGCATGAGACCTGTACCATCTATCGAAGAGTCCATTGGAATGGATAGCGGTCCTAGATTTGTATCTAAAGGTTTATTTGATGAGTCAAAGCGTGAAGTAGAAGAAGAAGAGATGGCTTTAATGTACCAGAAACTATCAGAGGCAGGATTAGTATAAAATGGCAAGTTATTTTGATCAATTAGTTGAAGAGCTTACTAGACCTAGCGTAACTCCACAGCCTAGCGCTGACCCTTTGCAGGTAGCTCAAGAGCCAGAAGGTATAGATCGCCTTACTGCACTAATGAGGCAACAGCAGGACTTACAGCAAAGACAAAGAGAAGCTTTGGCTGATTACTCTGCATTAGCGTCTAAGCGTCCTGAGTCTCGTTTACTTCAAGAAAACCAGACACTAGGCGGATTCTTTAAAGACCCATCTGAAGCACAAAGACAGTTTATGATTAATGCTGGTCTTAAACTAGCTATGGGCGACACTACTAGAGACTTATCTTCTCGTCTAGCGGAAGCACTCGGTCAAGGTGTAGGCGCTATGCAAGCATCAAGAGCGGCTGAATTAAAACAAGAACAAGCACAAGCAGCATCTCAACTAAAGAGCTTACAACTACAAGGCCAGCAGACTAAAGAGCAGTTTGACTTACAGAAAGAGATTGTACAAGAGCAGAGATTGAGAGATGCGGCAAAGGCTAAGACCGCACCAACATCTCCACTCTTAAGGCTTGTCAACGAAAGAAATACTTTGATGGCTCAAGGAACTCCAGAGTCTATAGCTGCGGCTAATACGTTACAACAGCAGATCAATGTGTTGACTACAAGTGAATTAAGTAAAGATGACTTTAAGTTCTTTTCTGACGACTTTAAAGGTATTAGAGAGAACGCAAGAAAAACAGATAATATGCTTAGATCGGCAGATAGAGCTGAGTTAGCGCTTGCAAACGCAGAAACAGGCTTTGGTTCTGAAACAATCCTTGGTCTTAAAAAGTTTGCTCAGCTATTTGGCGTAAAAGCATTTGGGAAAGACATTAGTGACTCGGAAGCCTTGGCGCAGGTTCTTGGCGAGAATGTACTTGATGTATTAGGATCTGGTGATCTTGGTGCTGGTACAGGCTTATCGGATAAAGACGTTGAGTTCGCAAGGCAAGTTGCTGGCGGTACTATACGGCTTGATGAAGAAACCATTAGGTACGCTATTGATGCCAAACGAAGAGCCGCAAACTTTTTTAGAAAACAATACAACGATGCTCTGGGTGTTGCCGTTGAATCGTTTCCTGGCACAACAGTAGCAAAAGGCAAGCCATACGAGCTTGTTGAGTTTACCCCAATATCAGAGCAAGGCAGGGTGTTATCAGGTATGCCTGAAGGCTCTTACAGGCAGTCTCAGCAAGT